CTGTTATAAGCGACTACTGGATAGGTACAGTAGGTTTCTCGGAATTAATGGTCAGGCCATGAGTATAGCTTGCCTCCGATGATCTCATACATGTTCTTGTTAGGAGACCAGAAGTACTTGGGCCAAGGGGCCCCGTGCCATTGGTTGTTATAATAGTTATAACGACCGTCAGGCAGCGACTTCCAAGCAGCAAAACCTGCGTTAGCAGGTTGCAAGATGCTTGTCGGGAGGTGTCTAGGCTTCGGCTTAGGCACTGGTGTCGGCGAGCTCGAAAACCCCGAGAGGTTTGAGCTATGTGCGGACTCCACATCGAAATCGACGACTCTGCGCTTCCGTGAGCGTGAGCCTCTCGACTTGCGAGATGAACGTGTGGACATCAGATCAAATGAGCGCTGAACCGTGAAAGTCCCCCTTGCAGCACAATGTTCGAACCGTGGTCGTGTGTGAGTGCGACCGAGAGAGCGGCACCCTCTTCAATGATGAGGATACCGTCGGTTTCGAGGCTGATGAAGGAATTTTCCACGGGTGTAGCATTAAAATCATTCCGGGACTGGGGTACATTGGAACCGTTGATCCTCAACTGCGCGCTGATGAATACGAGCGAGGCCTGAGTAGGCACTGAGAATCCGAGGCGAACCCGAATCTCGTACGCTCCGGCAGGTAGGTAAACAAGTCCACCGTCGACCCTAGCACCCAACGTATTAAACGTGGGCAACAGGTTCGGGGCGAGTAAGGTTGTACCTCCGGCCACATCGGCGGTTGGGAAGGTTAGGGCAAGCACGTTACGCGGCAGAACGGGTGCGATAGACACCGGTTGCCGCACGTGAAGTTTGGCCCTGTAATCAATGTGTAGGTGTCCAAGCACCAACCCTTCAGCTGCAGCATCACTACCGAAGCCAAATGCACCAATGTGTATGGCGCATGGATCGGTAAGGAGCTTGTCAGTCGCGCTGGGTCCCGTTCTGACTAGCATCTTACAATTGTCCATCTGACCCAGATCTATGGGTGCGGACATTGAAGAGTACATAGCACACGTCTTGGTGAGTTCGTTGTCGGCGAACTCAATCTCGGTCGCGGGGGCGGAATCGTTCGGATCGTAATCAATCAGGATGTATACACTTCCACTTGTCAAAGTTGAACATGAAGGAGTGTACCTGATGGCGTTTCCGGCAAGCATTGAATACTTGTCGAAGTTCTGTGCCTGATAGTGCCCTGCAGAAAACGTGGATGCGAGGCCAGGATTCCACTCGAAGGAGCGAATGAAACTGGACCCGTCGTCTACAGAGGGTGCGATCGAAACGAGGCGTTCCGTCCCGGTGAATGGCACGGCAGGATACTTGCTCGAGCGGCCGGGAGCCTTGGCTCTGGCGGCTGGAGCAGATACTACGCGTGGCTTGCGAGTGCGGTTGACCATCTTGTCAATTTGTAAGGGTAGGAGCAAATAAGTGCTTAAATATGACAGGCCTGTCCAAGTAACAGGCCCGCTCTTCCCCGTGGTCCCAGCTCACTTGCTGGGCTTCCGTCCACGCGGTGTGCGCGTGGCCTTCTTCTTTTTCGCGTCGCCGGGCTTAGGTTGCCGGCGGCGCGATTTCTTGGACTTTCCGACACCCGCCGCGGGTGTTATTGAACCGTCGACATTGACGTCGACCTTGGCGGCGGCCTCCACGGGTAAAGCGCAGAGGGGTGGCTGGAGAATGGTGTCCTCCGAGGCGTTCTGAATCCACGACGAGAAAAGGTCGTGGTCGAACTCTAGCTTGGCTAGTGATTCGCGGCAATAAGTTGCCATCCAGGGTTGCTTGTCGTTGGGGTACTGAACGGATGACGGCCCGTTAGTATCCCACCTCGCCATAAGGCGTAGCCGCTCGTCGTAAGCGACTTCGCCAAAGAGGTCAACGACTTTCGTCGCCAACTCCCCTATAATCGGCGTGTTCTTGTCTGTCAGGTAAAAGGATCTTGCTTTTTCCTGGAGCTTCATGGTCGGCGTGATGCCGGATGGAAGTTTCACTGTGGTGTGAAACTTGGAGAGCTGCCGCGGGATGTCGCAGCAGGACGATGTGTCTCCGTACCACACGTCTGGCCCGTAGATACGGGCTAGGAAAGTGATGCCGAACTCTCCACGTCTGACCTGGTCGCATTCCAACTTGAGGCCAAGTTGGTAAGCCGCTTGCTCATAAGCCGCAGTGGACACGCTAGGTGTCATGCCGTCGTCGCCACCGTAGATGCCTAGGGCATCCCACGCCTCGCGAGGCGTGCGCCGTCGCCCGTTGAAGGGTTCCGAGCGGAGAGCGAGGTAGCCGACGAACGCGTTGTCGAAGGTGTTGCTGGCAGATGTTTCGGGGGAGCCGGACGCGCGCGACGTGCCACTCTCGTAAGAGGTTCCGTGGCGGCCCGTGCCTGTCAAGTTCTGCTGTGAGCGCAGGAGGTCCAAAAGGTCCGGAAGATAGCACTTCTTGAACGCACGAGTGAAGACGATAGTCTCTAGGTGCCTCAATAAGTTTGAAATACGTCCGTCGAACCTGCTGAAATCTGTGTTAACCGCGGTGTTGGCATCGGCCAAGACGTCGACCACTCTCTGGGAGATTTCGATGGGAGTCTTGCCGAAGGCATACCACGGGGCTTGTTTCAGGAGGTCAACGAAGGCGTACACAAACTGTGAGTATGCACGTTTGTCGGGTCC